AACTTAATATGTCAAATAGTTACCCGTAAAATCTATGCCTATGTGGCAGAGATATACGGCGAACCCGTTTTTAGGGATAATATTACCTGATAAATAATTATTTATATGAAAGATGGTCTTAAATTAAGGGAAACGTATGTGAAGGATTTTTCCGGGAAGGTGGTGATGAAGCTGGAAAAGCGCACAGACGGTTCGGTTACAGTACGTGATAGCCGGGGTGTAGTGCGTCAGACTTTGAGACGAGACAATTCCGGCACGATACATGCAAGAGGGACCGATGGAATGCAGTACAAGATAGAAAAGGCCGACAGTACCGATTTCGGTTTTTTTTAACTATATTTGTAAAGCTATGGATGAGTTTAAAGTATTGGATGTATTGCTCGCCGACTTGGCAGTATGCACACAGAACGTGAAGGCCCGGCATTGGACCCTTACAGGCCCCCATTTTGAAGGGTGGCATCCTTTCTTGGATGAGGTGTATGAACGGCTCCAAAAGGCTGTGGATACCGTCGCAGAGATCATCGTACAACGCGGTGGTATCCCCGTACACACAATGGCCGGATATGTAGGGTTATCCGATATGTTGGAGATGGAGACGATAGGGTCGTGGGATAGATATGTGCAGGAAACAGCCAATGAACTGTTTCATATCATCGAGTACATTAACCATTACGATAAGGCGGGAGCCTGGGACGCCGCAGCTTCGAACAGTATTTCGGCCATTGCGGACGATCTGTATCATTACTTCATGTTTTGCAGACAATCCATGAAATAATGGATTTGGTAAGGCAGATACTCGAAAAGGCCACCGGTCTCAAATGGGAACAGGAATACCGATTCCATAACAAGCGCCGGTGGCGTTTCGATTACGCCTGTGAAGCTGCCAAAGTAGCCATAGAGATAAACGGAGGGAACTATGCCGGAGGCAGGCATATCAATCCTACGGCCATAGTAAAGGAGTATGAAAAATATGCCGAGGCCGCGGCTATGGGATGGGTGGTAATTTCGTGTACTCCTATGACAAACGGCAACCCGGTTATGAGATTCGGCACGGATATGTTTTGGGACAAACTCACCCGCATTTTGAAGCGCAACCTTATAGACATTGAGATATGAAATACTTTACGATGGACGAAATGATCCGATCTGCTACGGCTGAGGCGAAAGGGATAGACAACGCCCCGGATGCCGGACATGAGGCGCATATCAAAGAGTTAGTGGACGATCTTCTCGACCCTCTGAGAGAGGAGTGGGAATCATTTTGCGGGAAGTGCAACTTGGGATCGCCGGGAATAAACGTTACCAGCGGATACAGGAGCCCGGCCCTTAATAAGGCCGTAGGCGGATCAAATACTTCGGCACACTCACACGGTTATGCCGCAGACCTCGTGCCTGTGAACGGGAAGCTGGAGTATTTCAAATCGTTCTGCAAAATGTTCCTGTCGAAGCATGACTTCGACCAAATGATCTCGGAAGATGAGAACGGCGCCAACATTCCGAGATGGATACACATAGGCATCCGCAACGGAGAAGGGAAGCAACGCCGACAGTTTCTCACCATGAAAGGTGGCAAATATTTCCCGATGACATGAAAACTTCTACCTGCATAGCGCTCCTCTTGGCGGTCGGATTGGTTGCTTACGTATTAGGTATTCGGACAGGACGGAGACAGGCCGTCGTGGAGGAGCGCGTGCGGGTAGATACCATATACTACGAGAAACCACAACTTGTCGGAATATCCGACAGGTTGGTGGCCGTAACAGTCCCGAAGTTGCTGTTCGCTCCGGCAGATACCGTGGTTAGAACCATTACGATAGGAGCCGGGGCGGACAGCGTTAAGATAGAGGTTGCGGAACGTACAGTAGAGTATCGGGATTCAACCTACTACGCACGTGTAGTAGGTCCGGTGGTAGGGCCATTGTCGCCCCGACTGGACTTTATCGAGACATACAACAGGACTGTTACGAAGACCGTACACAGAAAACCGAGGTTCGCCGTAACGGCGGGAGTAGGAGCCGGATATTGTCAACACGGGTTACAGCCCTTTGTGGGGGTATCTGCCGGAATCGTATTATGGAGTAAATGATATAGCCATGAAGATTATCTACAACAACATTATCCCGTTCCCCGGATTCTCGGCTATGAATCTGTTCGGGATCATCTTCGCCCGCAAGAGCGCGAAGCCGTTAAAGAATTCTACCATACGTCACGAAGCCATACACACCGCGCAGATGAAAGACCTGCTGTATATCTTTTTCTACTTGATATATGTGTTAGAATGGTTCGTGCGGCTGTTCATGAAAGGCAATGCCTATCGGAACATATCATTCGAAAAGGAGGCATACGACAATCAAGGATACCCAGACTATCTGAAAACCCGCCGATGGTGCGAGCAATGGCGCAAGCCTGCGGCATAATACGAATAGCTATGAAAAGAGGAGTTTTGGCGGCGGTAGTTCTCGCCGCATTGGTAGTGCTCGGGCTCGTTATCCACTTCATCCCAGCCATGTGGACCGTATCGGGAGCCGTAGGGCTCGTGGTAGGAGGCTTCGCCGGGTGGTGGCTGCACATAGAGTGGCAGAAGCTCGGGAAGGAATAGCAGTTGTTAAGTATTATTTAACAACTGAAAAGGGCCTCATACGAGGCCCTTTGTCAATTGTAAGAATTGGTTTCTACTTTATTGAAACATGTGGCAATATGATTCTTGGACGCCCATATGTCTATTCTGTATCGGGAATTTTGTTCCAAGATTACCTTCATTACGGTTGATCCTGATGAATTGTGACGTTTTATGACCAACGTTTTAGAGACATTGTAAGAGTTCCATATCAACAGGGTTATAGGCAGCAGGTAGTCGTCCATGAGATATGTTTCGGTGACGTATAACTCGTATGTACTTTGTTCCAAAGTGGCGAACATCATTACACACGGTGCAGTAAGGCTTCCCCCTTTAATAATAAATCCGCTTGAAAATTTGGTCTGCATGTCGAGGTCTGCATCTATCTCCTGCCTCGTCACGGCACGCGCGGCGATTTTCTGCGTGGTGACAGCACCTCCTGCGATCTTATCTGTATTTACGGCCCCGGTTCCTATCTTTGGATTCGTTACAGCGCCATTGGCGATGTCCTCCGTCTGCACGGCCAGCGGGCCGATATACTCGCTGGAAATACCGCCCGACGGGATGACGAGCGACAGGTCGAAGGGGATAGTGGTTCCATCGGATTTAAAAGACACTTCGGTAGATGCTCCAGACCCATATACGAGGTACTCTCCGATGCCGGGGAACACAGGGGCATTGGAAGGATCGGTGTCTGAAAGTTTGGAGCTCGAAACCTTCAGATAGCGCACCACGGCCTGCTGGTACGTCCCGCCTTCGGCCTTGTTACGCGGCTGCGTGGTGTCGTATTCGCATACGGCATACAGGTACTGGCTCGGAGATACGGTAGCCGTAATGTCGCAGCCGAACACGATGCCGTTCACGACGACGAAAGTGGACGGCGTGATCTCAAGGCCGCTACCGCCTATTTTGGCATTGGCTATGGCGAAAGGCGTCGTCCACGGCAGAGACCGGAATGCGTCGGCCGTGGCATCCGATATTCTCTTGAGATCATCTACGTAAATCTGGTTGCGGCCGTCCGTAGAGTTGAATTGATAGATTTTAGGCATATCAATATGTTTTTATTGTCGCCTCGACGCCGAATATGAGCAATGCGTTGAGGTCTGCGATGAAGTTTTCATACATGGCCTTGTCGTCCTTGAGGGCCTGCGGAATATATATCACGCTCGGCTCCAGCTTGGCGGATGGACCTGCGCCGTAGGTGTACATATCTACCGGGTCGCCGTCGCCGTAGGTGTACATATCTACCGGGTCGCCGTCGCCGTAGGTGTACATGCCTACACTCGTTTGTTGCACTTCGCCGAATATTATGGACCTGTATGTCCCGTAATAGGCATTGAGATATGCCGCGACAGATACGGACGACCCGTCGTTTCCGGCCAGCGCATAGTACTTGCGACACCATTTTTCGTAGTGCGTTTCCCACGGAATGAGGGGCGACAGACACGCCAGCAGGTAGCGGTATATCACGTTGAGCCCCATAGTGCGGTAGTTCAGCGCATACTGAGGACGCAGCACATGAAACAGATAGAATGGTATGTCGAGGATACGGATCATATCGCATCGAACTGAACTATGGAAAGCTCCGTAAGGGCTTCCGAGAAGTTGAAGAACCCGCTTTTAGGCGTGATGACGCCATCGGCAGGCTGCTGCCCATCGTCGTATGTGAGGTTGAGGAACCATGCGTCGCGCACTCCGTCGATATTCTTCAGGGCGCTTTCGAGATCGTTCACATAGATCGGGTCGCCACCCACGAGCATCCCCTGCGTGGAGATCATGGCCGACTTCACGGCCTGCTGAATGACGGTCAGCGAATAGGACTTGTAGTATCTGACGAACAGACGCTGGGCCGTCACCTCCGACACCGCGTCTATGACGGACACCTCTACCGATATTCCGAGGGGAGCCAGCCGTTGAAGGTAGTTTTGCAAGGATGCGGCCTCCGTCTCGGAGAGTGCTACGTTGTATCCGTCGGAATCCTGCTTCGCGGCATTGACCTTGATCGTAGCGGCGGAAGGTACGGCCGTAACGGTCACCTGCTTTACGATCTGTTTGGATTCGTCCACGGTGGCGTATCCGTAGCGGTACGTGGAGGGATCGACGATGACGAGCGAATCGCCGTCTTGGTAGGCCAGAGCCTTGTCTACATAGTACTGTTCCCCGGCGACCCGGAGGTTGAGAGCCGTATTGCGCACTACTTCTTCGGAGTTCGACATGTTCAGCGTCACGGTGTCTATGACCGCCGCGAATACGGAGCATATACGGTTCCACAGCGCCGAGACGCTCGTGTTGTCGAGCTCGGGGGCGACTTTCTGAACGGATTGTCTTATGGTGTCTATCGTAGCCATATTATGGTATGATTTCTATGGGTTGGCCTGCTTGATACTCGTATGTATCGTCCTTTAAAGGTTCGACACCGTTAATGACGAATTGGATACGGTTTTCTCCGGCATATGAAATTTTCACCTCGGACGACGACTGGAATCCTTTTTTGATGGTTACGGTAACTTGTTTGTCTAAGGTAATTTGTTCGGTGTCGTATATAGCCAAGGTACATTTCACATCCGAAGTGACGGCAAAATCGGCCAAAGTGTATATCGTGATATAGTCTTTGGGTTCGGGAAGACGGTAATGGATAGAAAGGTAGTTTATCTTCTTGAATGGCGCTACGGCCACGGAATTCCCCATGAGGTATTGGTACTCGTCGTCGAAGGACGGCTCTATCTTGGAGAATGCCACCTGCGTAGGATAATCCCCCGGAGCAGTAGAGGAGGTGGAAATCTGCTTTTCCGCACTTTCGTCGGAGCCCTGCGGAATCGTCACCTGCACGGTTTCACTACCGCCATCCGTATGCGTTACGAGCATGGATACGGTCCGGGCGGAAGCTACGGGATGTTCCGCAGACAAGGAGAAGAAAACGGCCTTGCCTTGGTATCGCAGTACGATAGATAGTTTGTCGGTAGGCTTCTGCGGCTCCGGTTCTACGGGATCAATATTCGGATCATCCGGAGGTCCGGGAATATCGCCCATGCCATCTACGACGCTATCTATCATGCCGTGCAACTCGTCTGTTTCTATTCCACATGAATTGTTGAACGGATGGATGTTGGCCGCGTGAACCGCATCGCTGTTATATATCACATCAGGGACCGTAAGCACCTGCCTGGGATAAAGAGTAGGAGTGTAGGTATCGAATCCGTTGGCATCCATGATCTGATCTATGGCAGTAATAGCCCCGGTCGCGTTGTAGCACACGTCCAAAAGCGTTTCACCATATTTGACGACATAGAGTGCCATGTCAATATTCTGTTTTGAGGTTTACTATCATGTCGCCTATCGTAGCGCCTTGGTCTATGGATGTCTCGACGCGGATCGCCCCATCGTCAAGAATCTGCTTGCGGGCCTCTGCAATGAGCTTGCGGGCGAAGGATACGGGAGTTTGAGGAGCCCACGCCTCGAATCCTACACCATATTGCGCGAGAAAGATATTAACCGGATTTTTCATCAGTATAAGCCCCCCGTTCTGACGCGATGCGTCCTCCGTTACGGCAAAATCACCGTTGCGGATCGCTACATCGTTTTCCGAAAAGTCAAACATTATATCTTTCATACTCAATGTGTGATATTTTCGTCCTCCACGTCGGAGGCGGAAATTGTTGTGGCATTTTGCTCCGTGGGTAAAGTGGCATTCCCACTTACCGCGTGTGTATGGGTATTATACTTCTGTATGAAGTCATTGATCTTCTCCAGCAGAGGTGTTATTTTAAGCAGCCCGCCAAGATCGCCGTCATTCATGGTAATCTGCCCGTCACGAAGCAGTATATCAGCGCCACCGTCACATGACAAATGTATCGAATCTTTCTTAATAACGCAAGAATATTTCCCGCGCGTCACTAACGCCGAATCCTTATCCACGGTTATTTCATCTTTTTCGTCCGTTTCAGACGCTCCTATGTCGTAGATGATACGGACGGCCGACATTTCGGAGAAATGCGCCACAAAGGCCGATTCCGGCTGTTTGTAGGGCAGTCCTATAATAACGGTCGATCCTACTTTCGGATAAATATAGACGGCCGCATCGACACCGGAAGGTCCGGCCAGGCTTATGTCCGAAATAACAAGGTCGGAATCTTCTGAGCCGGCGCGGACGTCTATGGTATTGGCTCCGAAATCCACGGATATAACATTGGCGAAAATAAAGCTCGTGGAACCGGCAGCGCCAAACATGGAACGGAATCGGTCCCCTATCTGCATCATACTGGTATAGAACTCTGCGGGTGTCATATTATCCGAGGTATAGGAATGTGCTGTTTGTTACTGTGATAGTCTGATAATACCCACGTCCCTTGCCGCATGTGAGGCGGCGTCCGATAACATAGTAGCGCCCCGACAGCGTAGTGTAGATCGTATCTTCGTAGTCCACGTAGTCGAAAAGAGATACCGTAGGATACAGGAGCGTGGTTATAGTTCCCTTGTTGCGGTTGGCCTTCAGCCCTGCCAATGCGGATTTAGCCGTAGTCTTCATCTGTTCAGCCGTCCGGCCGGGAGTGTACGGTATTTCGTATGGGATGCCGTTTTCAGTACCCGTAGAGTAGGATTTAAGCTCTTTTCCTTCTATCCACCGCACCGTAACATTAAAATTCTCGAATAAATGGTCGTTAGGGACGATGGATCGACCTACGACATTTACCGCTGTGCTGAGCTTGCGGGTAGGAGCTTCCGGGTCGGATATTCCGAGCCCGGCATAGACGTATGCGACGGATTTTCCGGCATCATCATACGTCTCGCGGACAGCCCCATACAACTTGTACATGCCTATGACTACCCGCTCTATAACATCGTATGGAGAAACGGATGCCGCCGGTTTGAGGATGAAATCGGTATCCATCGTCTTACCGTCCGGCTCCAACTTGGGTATTTCGGCCGTGAGACCGTTATCACGACGGTATTTGGCAAACGCTTCATTGGATATATCGCACATCTCCTGCAGGAGAGATACTAATTTAGTCGGCATGCCATAGGACTTGTTAACCGTCCCGAACCGAAGCATGAATGCCGCATCCTCGCATTTGATGACCGTAGGAAATCCTCCTTCAATATGACGAATGAAACCGTCGAACTCCAACACTTTGTCGAACTTGTGCCCCAGTTGCTCGTTATCCTCGTACCATGTGTATATTCGGATACGAGCGCCGATACGGATATTCCAATCATCGGGATTGATTCTCACATACGTAGTGGCGTAATCTCCTACCTCTCGGACAACTACGGAACTCGACGATACCTCCTTAGCGGCAGCTACGGCTACCGAATAAAACGGCATCTCCACCGTTGCTGTGGCGGTGAGATTTTTCCTGTCGCTCTCCGTTTCCAAAGAGGAGAAATTGCCGATGGACTTGCCCTCGACGAACACCTCGTTTTTACATACGAAGAAGTTACCCGTTATGCGTGATTCGGATGCCATGTTAAAATTCAACCGTAGCGCCGATACCTTCGGTCCGCTGTATTTTTGTTGTGGGGACGCCGCCAGACGTTTCTATGTCGGACTGATATAACAACGGATCAGAGACATTCACCTCCTGCAACGTGAAAGATACGAAGCCGAATGTAGAACCTATACTGGGAGCGAAGCGATAGGAGGTCATTACGGCCCATGATATGCCGATCTCGTCGTTCAGAACAGGATTTTCCACAGAGAATACATCGCTATTCTCGTACAGGTCCATGAGAAACTTCGTGAGCTTGTACACGGCACGCGCCTCCTCCGATTCAGACCGGGAATAACGAATGGATGTCGCCTCGATATATGATGTTCCGGGGGTGCGCTCCTGCTTGCGTTCGAGCGCGAACGACACGTTTACAGTCTTAGGAGACCTGGTTACGCGCTGTGTGATGTTCGGGCCGTCAACGAGCTGACAGTTATCGAGCACTTTGGATGCATTCACGGAGAATTGCAGCGATAAGGGCAACCAATAATCCCCGCAGGAAAATACATTATCGAATGCCGGAGTGTCCCGGCCTTCGAGCATGGCCACCTCTTCGGCGGTTTCTTTGTACGAAGTGGCGGCCGTATAGGATGTCATACCCGCAGATATGGCAGCGTGCATAGGCGGAAGGTCTGCGATACGGTCATTGTCCCTGACTGTGCCGAAACGCTGCACCATGACCCGCAGAACACCGGCTTCCGCCAACACCATTTTGGTAGCATGCAACGCTGCTTGCGCCGCATCTACTGCGTTGGTGCGTACAGTATCCATTCCCCGCTTGAAATTTCCAGCGGCCCGGTCTATCGCATTCCCGGCTTGTTGAGACAGATCGAATGTCGTCTGATGATTCCGCGTATTCATTATATAGCTCCGGTTGCGTTGTTGAGTGAAATATTAAGTCCTCGCACGATAACATCGTACAACTGGCTGCCGATCTGATTGGCGAGGTCGGCGCCATCGTTCACCTTGTCGATATTCACGGGCATGTTCACGATCTCTCGGTTGAAGTTGATAACCAAGCTGCGGGCTCCCTTCGATACGGCAGACAATTCATTAGTAGCGGCATCGTTAGCCGCAGACGCTCCAGACATAGCATTGCGGAGAGGATTGTCGCTGCTGCTTTCCGGCAACTCGAAACGATAAGGAAGAATACTACCCTCGCTCTTGAACAGCGGGCGCAGTCGGTTTTTATACAACGAAGTGTCAGCCGAAGATATGCCGGCCTTCTCCATTGCGCGCGATCGGGCTTGGGCTAAGGCGGATTCGATGGATGCCGTAGATCGTTTCTGCCATTTGTACGACGGACCGAACCGTTCGACATGACTTGAATAGATGATACTGTCCGCTTTAGGATCGTATTCGGCTATTGGATAGCTGACCTTGGGTGATCCCCTTTGAATCCATTTTGACAGCCCAACACCCCAACTTGTGAGGAATGAACCAGTATAGTTAAGCGTCTCTCTGACAGACCCAGATACCTTGCCGAGAATGTTGCCTGCATTCGTTATGAACCGGAGTATAAGGTCGAGTGCGGAGGTAGCTACCCCGACCGCTTCCCGGATGGCTTCGGGATTAATATTCTTAGTCAGCGAATCGAGAAGCATAGGAACGCGCTCTCCGAGGGCTTCGTAAAATGCCTTCATTCCCGCCTCTATCCTTTGCCATATAGCGGGATTCGTAGAAGCGATGGAATTATAGAAATTCTCTTTGTAGAGCGCTACACGTCCTTTGGAGGTGAGGAATGGATTAGATTCTACCCAGCTATCGAACTCGTTAAGCACTTCGAGAAGTACCTGTTTATCCTTCAGATAGTCGAAAATGCCTTGATTTATACCCTTGCGTTCCATAGACCGTTGCGCTATGGTAGCAAGAATAGGAGCCGCCGTTATAAGTTCCCGGAGATCTCGGGACGATGATGTTTGCTGTCCGAGCAACTGCTGCATGTTGATGGCAACACGCTCGTATGGAGCAGAGCTGACATGCGCCACTTTACCGGCTTGGGCCGCAATACGGGACGCATCGGCAGCGGTCAGTTTGCGGCCGCCGATGTCAAGACCCGTAAGCATGGAGATAGTACCTAATACTCCTGTCCGGGAGAATCCATATCGCGCTGCTATGTCGGTAGCATTCTCGAAAGCTTCACGATAAGAGGGGCCGAGCGCCTTCGAGGCCATGCCCATCTGCATTATATTGCTGGCCCCCTGCGAGATATTAGGGTTGTTGAGCAGTCTGTTCCCGGCCCATAGCGATATGCCGGATTTAGCCCATTGCAGCCCCTTGAATGCCGCAATGGCTGTCGTCACGCCGCCTAAAACGGTTCCGAATGCCCCGAGTGCAGGGACGGCTGCACCGGCAATTCTCCCCACTTGAGATATTACTCCTCCGAATCGGGAAATATTGGTCAGCCATCCATGCAAAGACGTAGTATTACCAAGAAAATTGCGCCTGAAAATGCCGTAGCGGTAATATGCCTCGTTTACATTGGATAAGAAACCTTCATTAGAAAGATACCTGTTTGAACCTAACCTTCTGGACCTTCTTTCCCATAACGGGAGGCTGTTTTGAGGAATCCATCTATAACTACGAGATACTCCATCTCTGGATGCCGACCTGATCCCGCGGCTCTGAATGTTGGATATACGCCCTTCGAGACGATCCAAGGAGGAATCATCTGTCGTTACCTTCAGCCGTATTTCATAGTTCTGGTCTGCCATTACCTTTTATTCTTAAACGGAGCGAAAATTACCGAATCTATCACGTATAATGCAGCATCAGACCATTTATCTATGTCTTCAGCCGAGAATCTGTCTTGGATGTCTATAACAGATTCGTGAAATACATAGGCGATAAGTGCTTTTTTGATAAACGAGGGGTCCTTGCGCCCCCACTCGTCTATTCGTTCTCGGAGCGGGACGTCGTATCTTCCGGGGCATTGCTTATCATCCGCTCGACAATACCCCATGTCGATAAAAAACGCTCGATGTCCTTCTGGACGGGATCGGACCAGAACAGATCGAGGCATGCCATCTGATCCTGAGAAATAGCAGCACGTTTTTTATCATCTATAATCATCATAGAGGCGAACTTCACGGCGACGGCTCCGGATACCGTAGGATCGCCCATGCCCCCCTGTAACAGCTCGCCCGCGAATTTGGTATGCGCCACGGAGGTGCGGGACAGCATGCCCACTTCGATCTCCTCCTCGACTTCCTGCTCTACGACACGTCCTCCCTTGAGGACCGCCCGCGTAAAATACCGCACGGGAACGGTGTAGTTCTTGATTTCGACCGTCTTTGCGGCCATTTTATTAACTTCGGACATAGTAAATAATAAAAAGGGGAGGAGGGGCAAAGCCTCGATTTTCGTCCCTCCTCCCGGGGTTTAGAGATTGAGAACGGTGCGGGAAATTCCCGTACCCTGCAATGACAGCGATTGGTTCGTCTCGGGGCTGTTGCGATCTACGCTATACCCGTCAGAGGATGCCATAACGTTGTCGAGAGAGTAGATGATGGATTTAGGAACGATCAGATCGTTCATCTGAATCGACCATCCCAAGGAGAACGGCCGAAGATCGAGGAGCGATGCGATGAACCCTCCGGATATGGAGGCATTGATAGCATCGAGGATCGTTTCGTACTCGCCTGTCTGAAGCGACAAGGCAGCCGTAAACCGCTGGTTGAGCTTCTTGATGCCGATAGGAGGGTTGGACCCGATAGCGAAAATCTCGGTTACGTCCTGCGTCTTATCCACCGAAAGCTGTACACCCGTAACGAGGTTGTACACATTGGCGCCATACGACAGAGTGATCTGCGTCTGAGCGCTGGAGATGATGAGTGAATTGTAAGCCATAGCTATGTGATGGATTTAACGTACATTACATACACGAGAACCTGATCGACATTGGGCGAAGGCTGAATCTTGATAGTCACCTCGATAGTCTTCGTCCCCACGAAATCGTTGTTCTGAGCTCCGATCTCGATGTTGATGGCAGAGCACTGACCCTGCGAAATGCGGGGTTGGCAATACTGCGTATAGAACGAGTTTTTAAGCTGCTCGGCATAGGTCTTGCTCAGATCGCCGTTAGCTTCAACCGGGGCCTGCGTGTTGAGGATACCCGTAAAGAAGTATTCGGCATCGTCGCACACCGCATTGCCCAGACGGGAGTACTCCAGCTTCGACAGGGCCTGCATGGGATCGTTGCAGGTGGCGCCGTCGTTGTAGAAAATACCGCGTCCGGGACGCACACGGTGAAAGATCATCTGCTTCTCGCCCATAGCATCATAGTCGGTGAGCGAACAAGAGGCCACAGACACAACATTGGTCGTATTGTTGAAATACGCCGCCGATGCCACGGCCGGGCGCGCGCACGACCCGATGGACTGACCTACGGCAATAGCCGAAAGGATGCCCATCGTCTCGCCTACATCCTTCACAGGCTTGCCATTGATAAGATAGTCGGACGTGAAGACTACACCGCAGGCGGGCGCGTTGTACTTCGAGCAGTCGGGGGCTTTCGTCGCTGTCTCCGTCAGCATGGATTTTACGTCGATGTCGGAGGCGAACACGGCGGTAAACCGGAAACTCTCTACGAACATCGTATCGTAGATACTGTCGATTCCCGATACGATGGTAGGCGTGGATGCAGGTACAATAGACGAATCGGATGTCGTCTCCTCTTGCTCTCCGAGAAATCCGATAATGCGAGGTCTGTTGTCGAAGTCGGCCTCTCCGGTGTACCGGATAGCCTTCATGATTCCCGACTTGTTCGGAGTGACGAAATCGCCGCCCGAGGAGCCGTCCATGCAGTAAATCCACAAGTACGTACCGGAAGGTGCATTCTTGTAGAACTGCTCGACTTGTGCGGCAAGATTGGAATCTCCTTTAATACCATCCGGGTCGTTTGCCTCCTGCCAAGCATTGAAGGCGTCGAGACTTGTAATCAACTTAGGCACTGTAGATGTCGCCCCGCCCAATGAAGCATAGATAAGCATTGCGTTGCCTACCTTCGGCTGGAACGTACCTAACGTGGTGTCCTGAAGCTGGACTTTTACGCCGGTTTTTGACATGGTGATTTCTGTTTGATGGTTACTCTTTGGTTTTGCGCCCCTTAGTACCTTCGCGCAACTCCTGCAACTTGGCGCGGGCCGCCGAAAGGTCGTATGCCTTTTCGGGGGCTTTTACCTCCTCGACAGGAGCCGGAGCGGCATCTACGGTGCGGAAAAGTGCTTCGAGAGCCTTATGGTCTTTGGGAAAGTTATCCATCGTAACGGTAGCATACCGTTTGATGGACCGCAGTTTCATAGCGTCGCGGCAGCGATCTACGGCCGACTGCTCGTCAGCGTAATGATTGCCGTCGTCCACGACATAGATAGTGCCCCTGCGGAGCACCATATCCATAAGGTTCACGAAGTACTGCTCAGAGTATCCGTTGGTTGTTTTGATGTCGGACATATTTTTCAATGTTAAGGGTTAATATGGGGCGGACGATGCCGCCCTGGATGAATATTACGCCTCAGCAGCGTAGTAGATCAGACCGATGCCGAGGCCGCCTTTACGTCCTGCGGCAGCTCCGGTGCGCATATCCATAGACATACGCCATCCGTAGTTTGCCGGGTCGGCGACCATGTGGACGTTCGTGCGGCCGATACCGATAACGTTCTCCGACGGGATGAAGCCCAAGCCGACGCTGTACGCCGTAGCGGCGATTTCCGGAGCCGAATATACGGGTACGGAGCCGTTGTCTTGGATTTTGCCATCAAGATACAGCTCGGGATCGACGACTTTGTTCGATGCCGTGTCGTAGAGGGTCGTGCCCGAGCGGGGCCGCATCGTGAAGCCCGAATACTCGGCGAACGACGGACGCATCGACCCCGCATTCTTGGTGAGCAGGTTCACGAGCTGGGCATTTTCCTGAATCTGCTGGTGCATGATGGCAGGATATACTATCTCGGCAGCGAAGGTCTCCATCACAAAGTTCTGATTGATGAAGCCGGTCTGAAGCGCGAGGAACTCGTTCGGAGTGAGTTTCTTGATGTTGCCCGCAGCTTTGGTGTTGTCGGGGAACTGATTCGCGGAGGCGAATGCATCTCCCGTGGTGGGGACTTTCACGCTGGCAGCCTCGGCGAGCTTCTGGAGGTAGAAGTTGTGGGCGCGGAATGCGAGCCAGCGGAGCGATTCGGCCATACCGAGGGCCTTGTCGTCGTACACCAGCAGATCGGTGTTGGCCTGCTGCCAGATGATGTTCTGAAGCGCGAACAGCTTCATGACGATACCCACGGGAACGTCGTCGTAGGTCTCCCCTGCGACATTCAGCGGTGCGCGGTTGCCGAAGTAGATTTTCGGCTTGATGGCCGAGTTGATCCAGATCACGCCGGCCGAATCCTCTGCCGAGATGCGCGGGATGCGGTCTGCCCAACTGTCGTCGGGGAACAGCTCGCGGTACAGCATCGTGGACCACTCGATTTTTGCCAGGTCGGGGTTCGTCTCAATGAAGTTAATCGAGTTGAGGCCCGACACGAAGCTCTCCATGCGGGCGCAGGCCTCGCCCAGCGTGCCGTAAGGGTTACTCGTGCCCGGAGCGGTGAAGGCGATGTCCTTCATTGCGGCCATGAAGGCACGGTCGTTGGCAGCGAAGTGCACGAACTCGCGCACGAGGTCGATACGCGAATCGTTGGCCCACTTTTCAGCAGACAGTCCATCCCGGTTGGCCGAGAAGCGGACGACTTCCGAGAATTTGTCACGGCCGGCGGGAGTGCGCAGGAACTCGTGAACGGTCATTTTTTCCATGTTCGATTTGAATGTTTGAGTTGATGTCTTGGATTTGGCCTCCTCGATGTTGAGCATATGAGGTGTCGGTTTGGGGGCCTCTTCCGGCTTATGCGCCGAAAGGGTCTCCCCCGCAGTCTCTTCGGCGGGGGCGGACTCTGCCGAAGCTTCTACCACTTCATCTACATGCGATCTGAACGCTGACTTGATGGCGTCGATCATACGGGATGCGAAGTTTTCGAACTTCCGGTCCTCTGCGGGCGATTGTTCCGTGCTCTGCTCCGCCGGGGCTTCGCTCCGCTCGGGCGCAGGAGCAGAAACAGCCCCGAGGGCGGCTTTGGGATTCTGTGCCGAAAGCACGTCTTCTGCGGTCTGCTGTACGGCAGGCTGCTCGGTCTGTTTGTTCTCCATGTTTTTTAAATAATTGGTTATTAATTGATTCTGATTGGCAGAAAGTTCATCCACGGCTTCGGATTCGAGAGCAGAGAACTGTACAGCCATGATTTTGTCGTCACCATCCCGTGAGCTTACGGCATCTTCATTGGATGGGATAGTGACGAGCGATATTTCATACACATCGAATCTCGTAGCGTATTTCACCCCTTCATATTCGGTATAATATGCCTTGCCGCCGATAGATACGGAGCGAAGCGTTCCGGCCTCGTACATTCCCTTCGTCTCGCGCGACAAGTCTGTTACACCGTCGAAATTGAGTTTCCCGACCCAATTAGCACCATCGCGTCGAATGTTGTTTACGAATCCGATAGGCTTGGACCAGTCGTGATCGTAAAGCAGGATCGGATTCTTTCGGTAACGGTCCCATTGAAGGCCGTCCGAAAGAACGATATACCCTTTGTCGTTGAGGGTTTCGTTAGAAAGCACCTGATCTACAATATCCATACTACCTTTTGGATTTTATATCGTTGGATTTCTCCACCAAATCGGGGAGTTTATCCAATATCTTCTTTACCTCGTCGGGGGATTTGCTCTTTACGAGTTCTCCGACTATATCCACCATACTTGCGGCCGAAGACCGGGAAGCCTTCATACTCTCGTAAACGCTGAATCCCTCTATCATAACGGCTGCTATGACGGATCCAGCCGAAATATACGGGAGGCTGAATATGGAGAATAGAATTCCCACTACGTCAACGAGCATGCCGAGCATTACCACAAGGCCGTATTCTCCGAACTTCTTGAACGTTTCGCGCAGTCCGTGCGAGTGAATCTTTTCTTTAAGAATGCGGGCGCGGTGGATTCCCGCCTGCATATCCACAAGGACAGCTACCAACATGACGATCCACAATACCACCCACAACACAGCCATCCTGCGCAATGTGAACTCGTCCAAGCCGAGAATTCCGTTAATCTCTTCATGCATTTTTACTCTCTCTCCTTTTGCGCCTTCCGCCCTCGGAATCTTTGGGCGGATGAGGCAGATGTGTAGTGAGGTCGTCTTCTCCTCCGGTGAAGCCGGTGATGTCTATCTTCTCTACGGTCTGCATCCTGCAACAGTCGGCAGCGGCTTCCTTGTCGATCATCGTAGTCTGATAGACCAACTCGAATATAGACACCTCTTTTCGGAAGTCGTTACGCATGGCCATACGCTGATACGTCTTGAATCCCCGATAGAGGGGGAAGAAATCGTAACGGCGGTACAGATCGTCGAACGACTGGGAAGTCTTGGCCTGTTCAAACTCCCTGCGCACCAAATGTCCGAGGGACAGCAGACGTGCCTGTTCGTTACTGTCGGGGCTCCAAGAGAAGTTGGTTAAATCTACCATGACGCACAGGCGCAGGTTGAGCCGGTCCCGTATTGCACCTCCGATGAACATGTCGGCGCCCATACTCTCCTCGAATCCTACTGCTACAGCCGGCAGCGGTGTGTTCACCGTTTGCGTCTCGTCGGTGGATATAGCCACCATCGAAAGTTTGGCCGATGCGAGGCGGCGGGATTTTCGAAGCTCTCCGATAACGGCATCTATGACCTCTCCGTACATAACTACTGCAAACTTAGTTTTTTATGCCATAATTTGCAAATGTTTCAATATCTACCGCCGAAATAATCGTGAAAATTCCTTATCCATAACCTGTTTGAACCACCTGCGAGACCGGGCTCCAAAGCCGATCATCGGACGTGCAGGCACTTCGCGTCCGGCGATGTTCACGGTTTTCGACGCATAGGGAGAGCGACGCCAGCCTCTGTCACCATGATGTGAGCCGCGCGGCATGGTACGGCCTCCTAACTGATGCACCCGAAATACGGGGTCTCTCGATCCGAGGGAAACGATAGCCGTGCCGCGTCCCATAACCCGGGTTTTCAGCTTGATAGACCGATACATTTGCCCTCGGTACATGAGCTTCGGATAGTTGAGGAACTGTTCGTAGTTTCGGTCCGGCCAAGGCTTCATAACTCCATCGTTGCCGTATCCCTCGTGTTTGAAGTTATCCTCCATCTCTCGCTGCATGACATTGCCCAACTCCCGGGGAAGCTCCCGGGAGATCATTTTGCGCAGGTCAGCAAAATGATTGTGCAGGTCATTCAACGTTTTCATCCTTGCCCTTATTCTTGTTGCGTCCGAGTACCCGGGACAGAAGCCCCGGTTTCTCTCCGGTATTCTCCGGCTGGTCTTTTTCGATGTCCTCGGGATCGAGACCTACACGCCGGAACGCCTCTTTCGAGAAGCGGAGCTTCTGATGGGCCATCATGTCGCCGATGTCCACGAACTTAGAGGTGGAAATCGTCTTGTCGGGAATCTCGATAAACCGGGACCGCTCGATGTTATAGTCGTCGAATATTACGGCCAGCTTGTGCCGCACCTCGTCGGAGTTAAGCATGTCGAGCACCACGCTCGCATCCCTGTTGAGGATGTCTTCGTAGATGTTCCAATGAATCTCCGCGAGTTGCTCGGAGTTGGTGTTTTTTTCCGTAGCTCCGAGCAACGTGCCGCCCGTGACGAGCTGCATGATCTCCGAACGGTATTCAATGATGTACTCCTTGAATACGCGGAATGCATCGGCCGTGGTCTGCGTGGGTATGGGATTGACCTCTACGGAGTACGATGTCTTTCCTCCGGCGCTGAACGCATCTACCGTTTTAGGGATCAGAGGAATAGTGAGCATGTCGAGGTTCTCGGCGACCATCCGGGCGGCCTTCTTGGCCTCCGGGTTGTTGGCATCGTATCCGATAGTGGTCATGGGGAACGAATACCGTTTGCCGAGAATCTGCCAGTTCGTGAACACCTCGACGATACCGATCATGGCCCGCGATATGGACTGAAGCAGACCGAGGCGGAAATCCTGATCGGTCTCCGGCTCGAAAAAGAACATGTTGTCGTACTTAGACGCGGGAACGACCTCGTAATAGTCGTAGGTCATGTATCGCAGCCCCTTGTTGAAGATGTCGAGGTTGCGCAGCGGGAAGTCCGCTACCTCCCGTTTTTCGGGGTCTATGGCGAAGCATTTAACACCATAGAATTGGGACAAACATGCATATCGGAGCAGGCGATTGAACCAAAAGCTGCCCCGGATGTGCTTGTCTGTAAGACTGCGGTTTTCCTTCACGCCAGACCCGAACACGATATTCCGCTTATACAGCGGGATGAGCCGCTTGTTGATCTGTGACATGAGGAACGGGGACGCCTGAATGCACCACGAGTAGAGCGCATCCAGATACGTTAGGTCCGAGTATTGTATGGCGCGGTCTATGGCCCGGCGCCACGTCGAGGGGGTCCACTCCTGCCGGTAATTGTTGAACAGATACCGAGAATGTATGCCGTCCGCGCCGATATTCTGCGGCACAGAAAAAGGATTGATCGTCGGAAATTCGAATTTAGCCATGACTTAACCGATGTATTTGTTTCTGGACGTGATAACCTCTACGTTCGCGTCGTACTTGTCTCTGCGGTAAGGTGCGGGCTCTTCCAAAGACACCATGCCGCCTTTGAGACGCTGGATGGTTTGGTATGCCTCCTTGTAGGCGTTATCCAGCGGCTCCGAGATATTCAGGCTCGGTGCACATATATTGTACGCTGTGAGCACCTGAAGTATCCAGCGTATCGTGTCGTCCTTGGAGCTCTCGTCGGTCTCGGAGAGCATGGTTTCCATATTGAACATGTTGCCTATCTGCGCCGTAAGTTTGCCTACGGCGCTGCGGTATGCATCCATGACGCACTCGGGATACATGGCCTCGAACTGCGCGATCTGCTGGGGCGTGATGTAGAGGAACAATGCCGACTTGGAAAAATACATGAGGCTTTCCAATACCTGAAGGGACGAGGCGGCGAATGCGGCCCCCGTCATGTCTTCTGGTGTAGGGGTGGAAAGATTGATATACACCTCGTCCGCATTGGCCAGTATCTGTTCCCCGACATGCAATTTGGGAACGTTCTCGGCGACAAGATACACATACGAGTTTATCGCATCCTTGTAATAGACGCTGAACTCGATAGGGGTCTCCTTCTTGTCCGCAGGGCGGATATACATGTCGCACAATGCCCGGGGGACCACGACGGAGGCACACCCGAGGTTCGTTTCCGGGTTGATTATTTCGCCGTTTTCATACGACCCGGTGGAGTATGTGGCGGTAAGTCTTACGGGCATATCAGTTAAGCATTTGAGATGTCGAAGTGAATGTTCCGCGGCGGTAGAATATTACGTCGTCGTCGGCCTCCACGATGCCGGAGGCCATGCCTGCATTCAGGAACGTAGTGCCTTTGGCGCATGCGTCCGGGATGTCGTCCTTCGTATCCCGGTTGGATGGCTTGTTGGAGAACATGACGAACTGGTGCACGACCTGTTCGTATGCCCCGCACGACTGCAACTCGTTGCAGAAAACGAATCGTCCGCTGTTCACCAGCGGTTCCAGCGTGGATTCTATGCAGGTGAACTTGTCGCCGTGATTCAGGGTGTCCCATACGATAGGGGCAGTCCATCTGTGCTCCCGCTGGTATCTGTCGAGCGTCACGGCGAAATCGAGCGGAACCTGCCGCTTCTCGATAATGATGCGCGGCGTAACCGGTGCTCCCTTGTACAGATCATGGATGTTGCGTATCATTTGGAGCGATGTGCCCTGTACGGCCCGGCAGTCCCAAAACCATATCCGGGAATCGCGGGTGCGCACCAAAGATACGGACGCCTTGAAGTCGTCGTTCTTGGAATCCTTGGCTGACGGATCGGTGTATATGAGACATTCGACGACATTCTCCGGCATCGGACGGTTGAGCCATGTGAAATTCCGGAAATATTTTCCGGCGCCGATGCGGGTATATTCTCCGTCGAGGAAACGGGAGCGGTTCGTAGAACTCAGACGGGACAGCCCCTCGAAGTATCCTTTGGATACGAACTGGCGGTTATCGTCGGCCGAGAAATGCATCTTGAACATGTGGGAAACGATCTCGTCGCCGATAGGGTTTCCGTTCAGGTCCTTGTGCTCGAAGAACCGCTTGTAGGTCCAATGCAGCTCCGTAGTGGGGTTCAGCGCAAATATTATCGTGTTGTGCATGGCCGTTTTCTGCGCCAGTCGGGAGTAGAGCGTCTCGATAGCCGCATAGTCTATTTCCGATACCTCGTCACAGAATATATGCCCCCATTCCGTAGATAGAATCTTGTCGTATCCGGCTCCTCCGGCGGCAGCTTCTCCTCCCGAGCGGAGGGATGCGAACTGTATGTATCCTCCGTTGTAGAATTTCAGCGAGTTGTTCTTGCGGTCCAAACGACAGAAGGGCTTGCCCTTGATCTCCATGTTTTCCCAGCCATTCACGCCGTTCAACTTGGCTATGGCATTAAGTACTGCAGGGAGCGTCTGGTTTATCATACCCATTGTAAGGGCCGTGAGTGTATTTCGGATAACGAGGCAGTTGCACTTGAATGCGATGGCCGCCACAATGAAGAAATAGAGTATCAGGAATGTTTTGCCCGAGCGCGACGTACCGTAAAACAGAACCTCTGTATATCTGCCGTCCATGAGCAGGTTATACATTTGCTTCTGTTTGTCGTTCAGCGGTATGTCTATATTCAGACGTTTCATCACCTTTTGATGGATACTTCTACTCCTCCGAACTCGTCGTCCTCCTCCTGGACCTCCACGACGGGGGCCGGTATCGACTTGTTCACGGCCATCGCATCCTTCACGATGGCTGAATACTGCTTTATGGCGGTAAGTTTGTTGAGGTACAGATACACGTTGCGGCTTACCTTCGTTTTCATGGCCGCCCGGCGGCAAACCTCCATATCTTCGAATATGCCCATGTCGAGCAGTATCCGCTGTACGGGATTCGCTCCGGCCGTCACCTCGGCCAGCTCGCATTGGACGTCGGCGCGTATGGCGTCAACGTCCAGATCATCCGGCTCTTGGGCTCTGCTGTTGCCCGAATAGAAGTTTCCCATGTGTCTATTCCTCTATTTTTACTTCTACGGGCACATCTTCGGCTACCGGGACGGCCTTCTCGATGTCTGCGAGGCTTACACCCGGACAGTTCTCGATGAACGCCTGCATGACGCGGTTGTACATAGCCTCCATCTTCTCGGCGTTCTCGCCCCTCACATAGGCGATAGAAGCGCCGGTGTTGTTCTTAAACACGATGAGCGGGCCGTTGTTGTCGCTACTTTTTTCTACGAGACGAACTTCGTCTTCTTTGACCTGCAATGCAGATTCGGACAAAATGATCCACATAATTTAAATATTTTGAGATTGGGTGAATATTATAAATGTCACGGGAGGCGTGGGGTCTGTCCCGGGGAAGGGGTTGTATTGAAGCACCTTTAGGGGCTCGGCCCCTCCCGTATATTTTTTGGTTTGGATTCGGATGCCACTCGACCAATAAATTACCTCGTTTTTCCCGGCCATACTTCCGTCACGATAGTTGAATGGCAATACCCATTGTCCCCTGCTCCATGAATTGTCAAGAGCGAATTGGCATATCAGCGTACCATCGGAAGTAAATGCCATCAGAGACAATGTGATAACCTTATACATGGAGGATATGTCGAAAGGCGGCATGCCGTCCACTCCTACATACATGTATTGATCGTCGGCCGCCGGCGAGATGTAGGATATGGTAAAGTCAGTAGCATAGTTTATTACAGCCGATGTCGCATTTCGGGCGCCTTTTTGGATAAAATGTTGTTCGGCGTATGTTCCCGACTTAGCCAAAACGGCTACATCTATGGATGAGGCCACAGGTTCTTCAGCTATGAGCGTGTAAATGTATGCCGGACCGCATTGCCATGTGGTGCAGTATATCTTCACCACGGATTTATTCGGGTGATTCTGCGCTATGAATAAAGTGTTTGTAGGCATACGATCTACATTATGGTATAACCGCAATAGTTAAGGATGACCAAATATGACGTGGACGTACCATAAGGGATATAATGGATGGTCATTGCATGTGCCGATCCTTGCCCAGATGGCGGAACCGATGCCGATGAACCCCAGTTGTTAATCATGTAGGATATGTTGCTGCCTCTGGCTATATTGGGCATAATTGATCCATACCACATAACGATAGCATCCAAAGATTGTTTGTAAGCCAAGTTTACGTCTGACGGCGCTACTATGTTTAGTGTGGCCCCCGATGTAAATCCACCATAGAACATGATTTGTTCGTTAATTTCCACGTTGTATATACCTGCATATTGATCTTTTATAACGCGACCTTTCATTGTGTACCCTTCGCCCTGCGGTCCGGTCGGTCCCTGCGGCCCGGTCGCGCCGGTCGCTCCTTTGAGGTTCTTGAATGCGAAGGCGAAGACTTTGGCGGTATTGGGTCCGGATGCGGTGACGGTTACGGAGGGCGTGCCGACGTTCGCGTCCACGGAGGCCGTAGGCGTACCGAATCCTGCGGCCGCTCCGGGAGAACCTGCGGCTCCTGCGGGCCCGGTGGGACCCGTAGCGCCCTTGTCGCCCTTATCGCCCTTGGGTATTCCGAACGTCAGCTTGTTCGCCCCGGCGTCCCATGCCACGGTGGGGGATACGTCCGCCCCGAGGGCCGTCACGGCGACATTGAGATTCACGCCTGCGATATATCCTGGGCCGTTCGTCAGCTGGGACAAATTTTTGAGGTTACCTGAATCCCAAACGGTATATCGGGTAGAATTCGGACCTATAGCTATTTGTGCATGGCCCGTGCCGCGCAGCAGCATGTTAGACGATATATTTCCTACGGCACATTCTGTTCCTGTATCATATAATAGCGGTAAGTTATCCCGAACCGACCTGATGGCCTTTTGTATTGGCATACTTATCTCCCCTGTCATGGTCCCTCCAGATAGTGGCAGATAGGGGCCTCCCGTGACGAATGCGTCGAGCTTCTGTTTATCGGCCGCGGCCATTAAGCCAGCCTTGGAGGTCGTGGCCGATTCTACATATACGTAATTTTCTACTTCATTGCCGAACTCGCCATTATTGGCTCCCCTTGTCTTTATGCCGACCGGAATAGCGATTTTGACTGTATCATATATCGTAGATTTGTTCCCTAAATGAGTGACGATGCTACCACCTACGGAAACATTCGATTTAGCCGGGACGGATTCCGCATCCACCCAAGTCTTGTCGGCCTTGGGTATTCCGAACGTCAGCTTGTTCGCCCCGGCGTCCCATGCCACGGTGGGGGATACGTCCGCCCCGAGGGCCGTCACGGCGACATTGAGATTCACGCCTGCGATATATCCTGGGCCGTTCGTCAGCTGGGACAAATTTTTGAGGTTACCTGAATCCCAAACGGTATATCGGGTAGAATTCGGACCTATAGCTATTTGTGCATGGCCCGTGCCGCGCAGCAGCATGTTAGACGATATATTTCCTACGGCACATTCTGTTCCTGTATCATATAATAGCGGTAAGTTATCCCGAACCGACCTGATGGCCTTTTGTATTGGCATACTTATCTCCCCTGTCATGGTCCCTCCAGATAGTGGCAGATAGGGGCCTCCCGTGACGAATGCGTCGAGCTTCTGTTTATCGGCCGCGGCCATTAAGCCAGCCTTGGAGGTCGTGGCCGATTCTACATATACGTAATTTTCTACTTCATTGCCGAACTCGCCATTATTGGCTCCCCTTGTCTTTATGCCGACCGGAATAGCGATTTTGACTGTATCATATATCGTAGATTTGTTCCCTAAATGAGTGACGATGCTACCACCTACGGAAACATTCGATTTAGCCGGGACGGATTCCGCATCCACCCAAGTCTTGTCGGCCTTGG